AATTTCTTTGTTAGGTAGGCTTCTTCATTTAGGATTAGAAGCCAGATCGTTACGATGAGTAGGATTAGTGATTTCATAATTTTTTAGTATTATTATATGTATCTTAGGTATGGGTTAAGTTCCTCAGTTCTGTATGGGATTACCATTTCCTCGGTGAAACCCTCTGTGTATTCTTTAGTGTGTCCTGGTACCTCGAAAGATACCAGGAATTTACCTTTTGTTAGCATGGTTTTATTTCATTGGTTAGGATTCTTATATCGGTATACTGATTCATGTATTCCCTTTCTGAGGATATGTCTAAGCATTTACATGCTATGTAGTGACCGTACATTGATATACCTGATTTATAGCCTTGGTCTTCGTTTAGGAAGTTAGCTAAGGATATCTTGTCTACTGAGCATATCCTCTTCAGATGTCCTGGTAAGGTTTCTGAATCTTCATAAAATACAAAGTCATAAGTATCTGTATTATCGGTCATCGTAGCAACATAATAGGCAGCAATGAGGATAACCTGCTTCATCGAGGACTCCCAGTATAAAATATCGATTGGTATCTCTGGGAATTTCGAAATGGAAAGCTGGTTTCATGTCGCCATCTATGAATGTAAAAACTATCTGAGTGTTTTCTAGTAACCCATTTAGTTGTACATGAGAAAGGTAGTTATAAATAGCTTTCCTTTGATTTCTTGGGTTTTTATCCCATAAGATGAGCATATCGTCATACCAATTTGGATTATCGCATAGCTTTTTAAGTTGTTGTTGAATATACGGTGTCATGATTTGAAGTAATAATATAAGTCCTCGATTAGTTTATCCTGTTCTTCCCATATAGTATCTGATACTACGTATTCTGATACGAAATAGTTATAGAAAGGCCCAAATAGTATTTTTAATACTATGTCCTTGAGTTCTATATTGAGTTGTTCCTCTTCTTCGGTAGAACTGGGTTTGATTGCCTGAAGTTCTGCCTTATAGGATGCCGTTACGGCATCCTTTAGGGTTTGAATATATTCTGGGTTAGTTTCCTTGAGAATACTTAATTGTGATTTGAGTTCTTTACTTATCATGGGGCTTAGCGATTATGGATATGAATCCCTGTGGATATTGAGTATAGAATATTTGATAGTTCCCTGTGGGCAAGAAGACCTGCATTATATTTGCAAGTAAGGGATAGATTTTCCATTGGTTTTCCTCTAGAAAGTTATTCCAGTCATCGAATTCTTCTGGATAATTACCCGATAGTTGGATATGATACTGTTCTTGGTCAGCCATAAATAAATTAGTTACTACCTGGATTTCGTCTGATTCCTTTTTATATTGGGTAATTGGGTACCAAAGTCCTTCGGTTTTCCATTTATTAAGTTGGAACAGAGACATGCCCTGTTCCAGTACGTTGAGTAATTTATATAAGTTTACCATAGTGATTATTTATTTAGTTGGTTAAATAATTCTGATACTGCAAGTTGTTGGAAGATTTCTGTTTCCCTGTGGTCTGATTCCCATTTTTCGATATCATTGTAGATATTGGTATATTGGGATATCATGTCCTCATCTTGTTCATCGTCTTGGATAAATTCCCGGAGATGTTTTTTGAGTCCGGTTATGATATAATCCTGATGTTCTGGGGTTAATTGAAGGATTCCGAATAAGATAGCCTCTACCTGTGAGGGTGAATAATCATAATATTGGTCGTCGGCACCCTTTGTTAAGTCCATGTGAGAAATAATGTTTTCCCGGAGATTTTCGAAGAGAACTTCCTCTGAAGCATATGTGATGATATATCCTGAGATATAAGCAGCAAAAGGTTCATCCTCTAAGTCGATTGAGTAAACCTGGATATTGGTATCTTTCTTGTTAATGAGAAGACCATCTGAGTAATCATAAGTATAAATGGGAGGAGAAGCAAGCAGTTCCCGGATGGCCTCTAAATTTTTTAATTCTTTCATAACGTGTCTATATTAAAATTATTTGAGAAATATTTCTCACTGCAAATATACAAAATTATTTCTAAACTTGTTTTTATAAATACTTTTATTTTTATAAATAGGGAGGTTCTGGGAGGTGTTTTGGGTGCCTCCCAGAGGGTTTTGTTAATATTGCCCTGTCATGGTAATGATAATGAAAAGGGATTCATCATTGAAATGTACCTGGATAGTATCTCCTTCGTGATTTGCCATAAAGTGATAGTTATCATTGAGTTTTTCTAATTGGTAACCGGCATTGGGATAATATTCTTTTTGAAGCAATTCGTTGATGTAATCAAGAACTACCCGTTCAAAAGCATCTGATTCCCTGCAATAGGTTTCTGCTTTTTCGTAATCGTCTATGGGATAATCCCGGAATTGGAGATTAAGAGTTCCCATATATGATTCATCTGGGTTTGAGATTTCATTAACTGATTGAGCAGTGTAACCAAAAGCATCAAGAGTTCCATCAAAGTAACCCATAATGTGATTTGAGATTTCGTTAATAGTTGTCATAAGAAATAAGTTTTGTGACCCTGTTCGAGGTCGGTTAATAATTATATTTATTTTTCTCTTATGCAAATATAGAAATAATATTTTAAATATGAAATAATTAAGGGAGCCCAGATGTTAGTGTTTCTGAACTCCCTGAGGATATATTAACTGGTTAGGGATTAGTATAATTCATCGGCCAATAATGGTTCCTTGGGCTTATTTAATTTCTCTTTAGAACGTCTTGTAGCCCAATTCTCGTAGGGTTTGTAACTGAAGGTACGTGTTGTTTCATCGTATGCAGCATATACCATTTGTTTACGGGATATTCCCCTTCCGTAAGTTTTCTTAAGATTAGCAAACCAATCTAGATACTCCTGTAAAGAGTTAAAGATTTCTTTGTTCCCGTCTAAATCATTTTTAGGACGGGTTTTCCATGTTGCTTCTATATAGCATTGATGTAGGGTGATTGAAATAAAGTATCGGCACCAACTACCACCAAAGATAGTGCCCGTGGAGAATTCTATCTCCCGAGCAACTAATGGACTAACGTTATACTTTGTCATGCGATTGAGAAATTAAGTTGGAAAATCCAGTTGTTTCTATCGAGTTGATTGAATGATATGAACCTCCCATCGTTATCGGTAAATTCATTCATGAATTGAACTGCAGCAGATGCTAATTGCCCCTTATAGGGATTAGTATCGGCAGTTATGATTGATTCGAAAATGAAAGAATAATAGGTAGTATCATAGATTTGTACCTGATTAATATCCAAGCAATTGAGTTTGTAATCATCCTCTAGTTTGATTAAGAGTCCCATTAGAAGATTTAAGAGATGACCCTTTTCATCGGAGTCAAGTTCAAATGTAGATTTCTTTTCTAAGAAATTGCGAACTACCTTAGTTAGTTCGTCTGCTTGATTGTAAGTTACTGAGTTCGTTTTCATATTTTTGTCTATTTTTAAAATGATATGCAAATATAAGCATTTTTATTTTTATAGAAAAATATATCTATTTTATTTTTAAGGAGGCTGAGGATGTGTATACGCTAAGAAAGGCAGTGGATTAGACTGCCTTTCAATTATTAAGGTAATTGGGGAGTTAGCAAGTATAGAGCCTCTCTTATGATTGAACTCTCCATAGGTTCTAAAGAGGGTTCCTTATTCATTAGCCCACCTTTCTTCTTCTCGTTTTCAAATACTTCATGTATGGCTTGCTTTAGTTTAGTAGCTAATATCTCTGATAACTCCTGAGATTTAAGAGAGGTAAGTAACCCATTCCGTATTTCCTCAATATCCTGGTCATTCTTAGTAATGGGTTTTGATTCTATGAATTCTTGTATACCCGAAGAATATTCATCTAACCATTCACATCCCAAATGTTGTAGGTCATTAATGAAGATACTGAATTCATCATAGGTAAGTCTAGTATCAAAACCTACTCCATGATATAGTTGTACTAAAGGGACAAGGATTCTCCTCAGTGTATTGAAATCTTTTAGATGGTCCAATTTTATTCCTGATTCGAGAGGTATTTTATATACCTTTTCACCCTTCAGTACTACTAACAGAACCATTAGTCTTGGTGGTAATCTTTTCTCATTCATAAGCAAGTTTTTGTATTATAAGTTGTACATAGGTATTCCTTTCCTTATAGATGAACATTACCGAGAGAAGTATCTCATGTTTCGGTAATATCATCTGTATGAAATTGCCTGGAGCAATTACAGTAGCTACTACTGGAGAATCCTCCTGAGAGAAATTCTCTAATATCATTTCTGCCCTCTTAATGGGTTCTGGTTTTGTTGGGTCCAAAGTTAGGACTGGAGCAGTTATACATTCCTTGATGCCCTGTGTTAAGGCATTATATAACCATTCATCTTTTATATCCTCTACTTGGAGGTTTTTCATTGTAATCATATCCTAAACCTATTTAGAGTCCATACACCCAGGATATTAGAGAATACCCATAATTCCCAGTTTTTGTAAAAGTTATAGGGTTTACTGAATTGAGATGTTTGAAATATTATCTGATTTGGTGTTCTAGATAACATTTCTGCATGACAAGTTAATACTCCAGAAGATAATTGAGCTTTAAAAGCTTTAATTACATCCTCATCATTTTTAGTCTCTACTGAGGTAAGTAATTTAATAAATTCTACCTCTACACCTTCCGACATTTTAACCTTTCGGAAAGCAAATTTCTCTTTATTTTCCATTTTGTTGATATTTAGATAAGAACTCTTGAGCTAGTTCATCTTGAGTTCTTTCGATTATGTTCTTTACTATTGTTTTATTTTCTACTCTAGCCCACATATATAGCATGCCCAATTGAGCATCCATATAGCAATCTATAAGAGATGGGTCCTTTCTAAATACATCCCATTGTTTTACGAAATTGGTTCGAACCAAATCCCTATAACCCTGGTCTGATATACCTTCTTGGTCTATATAAGCAGATACCCTTTTTCTTACTTCTAAAAGAATTTTCTCTAAGCTTTCCGGTAATCTGAAATTTTCTGGTAAGCTATGATATACCAGAGCATTTGGTATCAATTCCTCAAAAGTAAACTGATTATCGAATAGTTTCTTTGGGTATCTACCTGAAAATATCAAGGGTATCTTATACCTTATCAATGATGGTACTATGTCGTATATAGCATAATGTTTCCGATATTCCTGATAGACATCGAAATATAGATTCTCATCGAATATACCAGATTTCCTCATTATTGCCTGTAAAGTATTATAAGCAGCATTGATATGAGTATTACTCAATTTGAATACTAAGTTGCCATTTTTAATAGCAATGAGTTCACTACAGCATCTCTTTCGTCTAAATAAGTCCATGTGATTAAAATGTAAAGTCAATGTATATTTTCCTTTTTCCCTTGAGAAATTTTTCGTGATTTGAGTCATCATACTTATGGCAAGCATAAGTCTTAGATGATTTATCATAATGGTCTCTTACCCATACTGGAGCAGTATCAGTTGGTTTTAATTTAAAGTATGTACCCTGATTAACCTTGTTAACCTGAGTCTCTTTGTAAGATGTCTTTGGTAGTTCCATATTTTTGTCTATTTTAAAATTGATATGCAAATATAATTCTTTCTTTTTAAATATGCAATATCCGGATATAACTATGGAAGCTTACTATTTCGGAGGAATTGAGATGCAAATGAGCCGTCCTCTTTCTCTTCTTCCTCAAAGTCTTCATATTGGTATAACTCTGGGTCTTCTTCGTCTGGGTCTATACGCATTTCGATTTCTCTACGTAGTTCATGATGTTCTTTAGAGAATGAAGACATAGCTCCCTTATAATCATCAGTAATTTGCATTAACTCTGCTTTATTAAGGTTAAGACCCTCTTTACTTGTATCTACTCCTTCTTGTTTAGTAGCAACTACTTCAGGTAGAGACTTAATGTCATACCTATCCTCCAATAGTTTAGCCTCTTCTGGTTTATCTAATACCCTTTGTGATTCCAATATGATTTGACGTGCCTCTTCAACGGTGATTGCATTTTGCTGTGTTACGTTGTTCTGTTGATTAAATTGGGCAAAGATATTTGTAGTACTTCCTCCAGTAAGATTACGTACTATTGATTGCAGAGATGTAGAGGATTCAAGCTTTAATTTAAGGGCCTTTCCCAGCTCGGCAGATATAAACGGTACGTATTTCCCTCCCTGAGATTCTCTTAGGATATTAACCTGATGGGCTATTTCCATACGGTCTTCTAATGCCCATGCTAGTTGTTCTCCCATTAACGCTTGAAGTAAATCTTCTGCTTTTTCTTTATCCCATATTCTAGAGCTTAATAGCCTATCTCTCATAAATACCCGTATGTAATTGATATCTATACCCATACGGTATGAGAATGTATTGATATCATAGGTGATACCACATAATACACCATTACCCATCAGCCATTGATTAATAATGTAGTTGTGTATCTTTATCAGAAGTTCATCATTTGGGTTCTTCTGATATTCTAATGCCATTGCAGTAGTCCCCATAGGTCTTGGGAATCTTACCATTTTATTTTCCTTTTCTGACATACAAATGAGATTTTCTGATATCGGAACTTTCATCATAACCCATATACTCTAAATCGAACCTTACATACAGATTCAAAGAGAGGTTATAGAAATATCCCTTATATTTTTTCTTACTTACTGATAAATTAAAAGGTTCACCAGAGATTAGGTCCCTGGTGAATACTAAATTACCTTTCCCAGTGATGGGGATATTAAGGCAAAGTTTATAATCTCCTACCTTAAATTTATTCCCATGCAGGTCTGTGATTTCCCTTGCCATAGTTTGCCTTTTTATGGTTCGTAGGTTTTTTGTCTTGTTTACTACGGTTATTGGTTATCCCCTTTTGCTCTTCGATTAATTTCTGAACCTTTGGGAATAACCTTTGCCTTAGGGGAACTACCTGAGTAGCGAAAAAGGCATTCCATAATTTCTGAGTTAATGGTTCTCCTATTTTAAGTTCTGAGATTGCCCAGAATTTAGTTTCGAAATTCTTAACTATTTCCCTAAATCGGTAGTAGTATATATTGCCAGTCTTTTTATCTATCCCAATTGTAGTGGTTTGGCAATAATCTAGAAATTCTTTACCTAATTCGGATATAAACTCTTCCCTTTTAAAATCATAATTCTCTTGGTCGAGCTTAAATAATTTTATGTAATCGATTGCTTCCATATAGATTTAGTTTGTGATTATTAAACGAGGTATACTTTCATCTGTAATTTGAAATAAGTACCCTCTTACATCATCCTCATAATAAGAGGACCAATATGTTCTTCTAACTCTGAAATTATCAAGGATTGCCCCTTTGGGTACTCCAGTAATAAATAAGCAATGCTTAGGCATCATTGGAGTAATCTCAAATTTCCCATCCTTGAAATTACCATAGGTACCGTAGTCGGGCATATTACCCGTAAATCCAGTATTCTGTAATATGTCTTGAACCAGAGTAGTTTGGGGTATTTCCTTTTGGTTACATTCTATGGTTAACTTCGATTTGCCTATATATAGGTCTTTAACTATTTCTCTAAACATTTGTATACGATTATATGGGTAATACCATTTTTCTTGAAGTAAAGGTTATTCTGTGAACGTTCCTCTAACTTCTTTAATTCTCTTCGAGATTCAGTACAAATTCTATCAGATTTCCTTAATATATCTGATACATTATCCCAGATGGGTGACATTGGTTCTACTGGCCCTGCATAGATAACCTTATGTTTAGTTTCTATTTGGGGATATTTAGATTTATACTGATATTTGCCTTTGCAGTAAAGTACGTTATACTTTTCTGGTTCGTTTCTTTTTTCGTTTTCCATTTTTGTTAGGATTAATGTAATCGGATATTTCATCAAGTTGCCCTAAAAGCAATGCCTGAATGAAAAGGTTTATAGGCCTGAAAAAGAAATTCCTTACGTTATCGGTATTTATATACCAATCGTAAACGATAAAGAACTTCTTAATCTTGGAGTGCTTAAGTGAATGTTGGATTAAATAGGACTTACAACATCGTTTATGTAATTCTACCAATTCTTTGTCCTGCTTAAGCATCTCTTTATCAGAGAAGATAGTATAATCCATTTTGTATGAATTAAGATGCCCAGGTAATTATCCCGGGCACCTGGTTAATAAAGGTTTATGCAACTTGTTCTGGTTTGAGGACTTTCTTTCTAAAGTCCTCGTATGCTTTAGCAGCAGCCTTGAATTCCTTGGAGTTCTGGTCCTTGATACGAGCCATTGCAAGTTCCAATCGATGGAGTTCGTTTCGAGTTTGTTGTCTCCATTTCTTACGAGCAAGTGTATCAACTACATCGGCAGGGTATACGTATTTAACTTCCCGATTAGAAATTACCTGTTCGATGATGGATGGTTTTTGTTGTTCCTTAACTTCCTTGACAACCTGTTCCTTTTTGGAAGTTTGGGTTTTGGGAGAGAGTTCTACCAATTTAGCATTGGCAAACTTAGTGGCAGCTTCTTGAGCATCTTTTACCAATTCCTTTTTAGTCTTTTTGGCCTTAGGAGCAGAAGCCTTAGCAGTCTTAGAATTTTTAATTCCTTCAAGTTGTTCGGCAACCTTAGTTGCAACCAGGTTAGTAACCTTTGTTTCATTCTTTTTCATAATGTCTATATTTAAAATGTTAGTAAAATGATTAATTTCTTTTTCTGATACAAATATAAGAACTTTATTTTAAATAGAAAAATTTTATTTGAATTA